GAAACCAAGGCCAACCTGGACGCTGCGGTAAGCAGCGGCCTGCTGGCCGCCATCGCCGGCATCGAGGCGAGCCTTAGGGGCGAGCCGCAAGTGCCTTTGACGCCGGGCGGCCATGCTACCGGCGCCGTCGTTCCCCCGGCTGACCGGCCGCGCCCTCCAGCCGATCACCCAGCCCAGGAACTCCCGGCCGGTTACGGGGTCAAGTGCGAGACCTGCCAGGCCCCGGCCACCTTCCAGCAGGAGGGCACCTCCAGCAAGTCGGGCAAGCATTACAGGCGGTACGCCTGCTCGGCCAACGCCCTGCACAAGGCAACCTTCACCAACTAGAGAGAGGCTTAGCTAAGCATGTCAGCGCTAGCACCGAGGGCCAAGTACCCGACATTCAAGTTCGACAAGCCCGGCACCACCCTTTCGGGCGTCGTGTCCCAGCCGACCGAGGACTCCCAGGTCCGCGAGTTCGGAACGGACAAGCTCAAGTTCTGGCCGGACGGCAACCCGATCATGCAGACCCGGATCGTCGTCCAGGACTCGGCCCCGTCCGAGTGGGCTATCTACGCTCAGGGGAGGATGGCCAAGGCCATCACCGCGGCCATCGTGGCGGCCGGAGCCGGGGATCTCGAGGTGGGCGGGCAGCTCACAGTCACGTTCACCCAGTACGGCGAGGGCAAGAACCCGGCCATGCCGCCTAAGGAATACTCGGCGGTCTATGTCAAGCCGTCCAGCTCCGTGGCTCCCTCGGATGACCCGTACGCCGACGACGAGCCGCCCTTCTAACCCTCCGATCATCGTCACGTCGTAACGGCCGGGGGCTGGATGGCCCCCGGCCTTAGTTAAGGACTCAGTAATGAAGGCAGTAGTTAAGACGGCCTGGATCGCGGACCTCCGGGCCAACCCGGACGCACAGGGCGAGAGCGCCCTCGACTACATCGACCAGGACGGCAAGCGCAAGCAGTGCTGCCTGGGCAGGCTGTGCCTGCTGGCGGTAGACGCGGGAGTCATCCCGGCGCCCGAGCTGCACGGGAACACCTATCGCTACCTGGATGACGACTACGACCAGGACGCGAAGGTAACAGGCGAGGCGTTCAACCAGGAATCCTCACTCCCCCGCAAGGTGGCCGAGTGGGCGGGACTGCCCAAGGATGAGCACGGCGATTTCGCGGATGACATTATCATCATCCCGGACGACGGAGACGGCGGCGAGCTTACCGCTATCGAGGCGAACGATGGCGTGCTTATGACCTACGCCGAGATCGCCGACGAGGCCGAGAAGAACGTCCCGGCCACTGACTGATGCTTAGCATCCTCCAGGCCACGAAGCGGAGGGGCGCCGCCGGAGTGCCCCTCCCAGGCATGTACCCGGCGCTCCGGCGCCGGGAGGCTGAGGTCTGCAAGGCTCAGCTCTGCCTGGTAGTCGGGCCACCCAGCGCCGGCAAGTCCCTTCTCATCAACAATCTCATCGTGCGAATGAGAGTGCCGACCCTCTCATTCATGCTCGACACGGACCAGCTCACCGCGGCGGCCAGGTTCGGCGCCATTCTCTCCGGTGACCCGTTCGGCAAGGTGAAGGAAAACATAGACGACTACACGGGCCGGCTTAGCACGCTTAAAGATGTGCAGGCCGCATTCCGTGCCGATGATATGGACGACATACACCTCCAGGTCAACGCATTCGAGCAGAGGTACGGGCTTCCGCCCGACCTGCTGGCGGTCGACAACCTGGGCAACATGACATCGGCCATGGATAATGAGTGGGCACTGCTTAAGGCTCTCTGCCTCGAGCTGGACCTGCTGGCACGGGATCAGCAGTGCGCCGTGATAGCGGCAGCCCACACGACTGACCTTAGCTCGTGCGAGCCGGCCGAGCGGACCAAGATCCTCGGCAAGATAACCCAGTACCCGAGGCTTATCCTTTCGGTCGGATTCGACCCGGCCACCGGGCAGTACAAGGTGGCAGTGGTCAAGAACTCATCCGGGCCTACCGATGTGCGGGCCGAAAGGCCCGTCATAATGTACGCCGATCCCTCCCGGATGTACCTGGGGGAAGATGACCCCAACTGGAGCCCGTCAAGGGCGGCCGGGAATTCTCACCCGGTTGACAATTCATGGGCAGGTTTGAGATGATCGTCATATGGTAACCGAGGCCATAACCTCATCACAGCTAAGCGGGCTGGCTGGCAGTCAGTTCCTCTGGGGCATGATCTTCGGAATGCTCATCATCGTCATCATCGCCCACCGGAAGTAAGGGGGACCAATGACCACCTGGAGTAGCAAGTACAAATGCACCGACTGCGGGCGTGACCTAGAGTCCCCCGGAACGTGCAATGCCTGCATCAGGGCCGCGGAGCGGCTAGTGGAGGCCGTCAAGAAGGACAGGGAAAGAGCTAAGGGGAAGCGCAAGTGAGCGATAGCCCGAGCGCTGCATCCAAGAAGATGCTGGCCATTCTCAACCTGACCGGCTATCGCATGTACCAGGGCACCGTTCCCGCCAAGGTCAAGGCCCGTCGCCGTGCCGCTAGCAAGGTGGCCAAGCAGTCAAGAAAGGTTAACCGTCGTGGCTAACAAGAACAAGGGCGTCGGGACCACCTGGGAGACCGCGGCCACCGACTACCTGAACGAGGCCGGCCTGAATGCCAGGCGCACAGGGTCAGCCGAGATGGGCAGCGGTGACATCCACGCCGGGGAGTGGACGATCGAGGCTAAGGCGGAGAAGGTGATCGACCTTCCCGGCTACCTCAAGCAGCTCCGGGAAGAGATCGAGCGGACTGGCCGGCCAGCTTGCAAGTCGGTAGCCATGGTGAAGAACCGGCGCCATTCCACTGGCGCCGGGTATGCCGTGATGTCGATCGAGAACTACCGGGCTCTTATGGTCTACGTGGCCAGCATGGAAATCCTGCTGGAGGACACGCTGGCCGCGGTGGTGGAGATGCAGCGTGCCTAAGTCCGATCCTAAAAATTTTCCTGATCAGCCCATACCGGGCCAGATGGACATCTTCGATGTCCTGCCCGGCGAGCTGGAGGGCGAGCCGTCCGCGGCTCGCGCCCTTAAAGTCCTGGCTAAGGCTAAGGAACTGGGCTGGACGGAGAACCCGGCCTGCTCTCTCGTGCTAAGGCTCACCCGTGAGGATGCCCTTCCCTTCTACGCCCGGTGGGACCTGGCCTTTGACCCGGAGTCAGGCAAGAAGTCCTGGCGCTTCCAGGGGGCCAGGGCGGTCAACGGCCAGCCCCTCAACTACAACGACATCAGTACCTACCTGGAGAACCCGGACGTTATCTACCCGGAGCCGCCGAGCATTCCCGAGGACGACACGGACGAGAGTGTCAGGACTGCACTCGGGGCGCTCAAGATTCTCACCGAGCCGGACCCGGCTTACATCAACGGGCCGCCGGGCGGCCATCCGATTCCACTCGCACCGCCATCCATTCCGCAAGCAGACTGGGGAGCACTCCTAGCATGAGCGATCACACCTTGACCGTTAAGGGTCTCGGAGACAAGAAGACGGCGGCGCCGTCTAACGGCATCCTGCTTGGCCTCGCCAGCATCGTGTGCGGTTCCGCGATCATCTCCTGGCTGGCCGGGGTCGGCCTGCATCGTGGCTTCGGGATCTCCGTCCCGTTCGTGGCCGGGCTGGTCCTGCTGCTGACGTTCATGTTCTTTCTCCGGCTTAGCTTCCTGGTGATCGGCGGGGCATGGTTCACCGCGGAAATCCAGGCGACTCCGCAGCTCACCGTCCAGGCCGCCATCGCGGAAGAGGCAGCCCAGCAGGTCATCGCCGCCCAGGGCTTCCTGGCCGTCGACCAGAAGCTCCAGGAAGGTGTTAAGTAATGGGATTCACCGAGATCCTTACCGTCGTCCTCGTCATCCTCAAGGGCACCGGGCACCTTAACTGGTCCTGGTGGCTGGTGTTCGCCCCCGAGCTGTTCACGGCGGCGGTCTACCTGGTCGCGCTGGCCTGCACTCTCGTCTTCGGCGTGAAGATCCTCAAGAGGTGACCAAGCCGCCGATCGCGGCCATCCTGGAGCACTACGGCTGGGATGGCCGCCTTAGCGGGCGAGGCCCGTGGTACAGGACCAACTGCCCATTCCACGGAGACAGGCACGCTAGCGCCGCGGTTAACGAGGACGAGCAGGTGTTTGCGTGTCATGCGGGATGCGACATCAAGGGCGATGCAATCGAGGTCGTCAGATGGAAAGAGGGAATGGATTTTGTCTCGGCTAAGCGAAGAGTTCAGGAACTCACTGGGCACAGCGGCGGGCAGGTATCACACGGCGATGGCCGTTCTTCCAGGCGCCTCGCAAGCTCGAAACTACCTGCTTGGACGAGGGATGGAACCCGAGCTGGCCGCCGCCTATCGTCTCGGAGTGGTCGACGGGAGCATTCCTGAGCACGCCTCTTACCTCGGCTGGATCTCCATTCCCTACCTCACCAGGCTAGGCGGGACGGTGCAGATCAAGTTCCGCCGCCTTGACGGCGGCGAGCCCAAGTACATGAACTCCGGCGGGCCGGCCAGGCTTTACAACACGATGGCCCTGGACAAGGCCGAGCAACTGGGCTACGTGGCCATCTGCGAGGGCGAGTTTGACGCCATCATCCTGGATGGCCTCTGCGGTATCCCGGCAGTCGGCGTTCCTGGCGTGGACACATGGGGCTCGCGCCCTGAATGGCGCGAGCTGTTCACCGGATTCTCTAAGGTGCTCGTCTTCCATGACCAGGACGAGAAGGGGCAGGGGATGAAGCTGGCCTCCCGCATCCTGCGGGAGCTTGACTCGGCCAGCCTGGTTAGCCTGCCCGGCAAGGACGTTAACGAGACCTACCTAAGCCACGGGGCAGCGACGATACGAGAGGCGGCAGGGCTGTGAGCGAGTCGGCCCGGCAACTCCTGGCGCTGGTAGCCGCCCTCAAGGATGCCCTGGACGGCATGGAGGACATGATCGGCTACGTCCCCGGATACTTCCAGGAGAAATGGGATCACAGGGCTTACATCGACCGGGCCAAGGCCACGCTAGCTGAACTTGAGGAAGCATGAACCTGCAAGCCGAAAGGCACCCTATCCAGAATCTCCTGGATGAGGTGGACGAGATCATCATCGGCATCCCCGTCCACGACGGCTACGGGGGGACGACAGTCCGCCCGCTCGAGCTGGACGACGAGGTTAAGGCGCACATCAGGGACATGATCCGGTCGGCTTACGCCACCGGCAGGATGACTAAGGGGCCTAAGGATGCCTAGCGTCGAGGAATACAAAGCTGAATTCCTACGCGAAGCCGCGGAGGCGGACAGGAGGCTGGAGAACCTGATGCTAACGGGGTCCGAGTCGCCTATCCGTGCCGAGATCCTGGACGAGGCTAAGCAGGCCGTCTGCTCGGACAGGAACGAAGAGTACGGAGAGCCCATTGACAATTTCGGCCGCTGGGCGGGGGCGTGCAACGCCCTCGGCTACCAGGGACCGGGAGGCAGGCAGCTTAAGCCTCACGACCTGGCCGTCATCATGGGCCTCGGCAAGCTGAGCCGGTCGGTGCAGAGCCCGGACAAGCGGGACACCTGGGTTGACCTGGCCGGCTATGCGGCTGTCGGCGGCGAGCTGGTCACCCTGGAGGGCAAGTGAGTGCCGTCGACCTGAGCCAGGCCGAGGCGCATTTCCTGCTTGACTGCGTTAGCTACTTCCGGGACAGCCCGGCATTCAGGCAGCGCTACATGGAAATGGTCTACGGCCTGGCCTGCAAGCTGGCCCCGGTCAGCATTCAGGATGACGGGGAGGCTGTAACCCGTGAGCCCAGCGGAGATAGCCCAGATAGTCCGCCTGCTGGAGAACCAGGGCTTCAAGGTGCAGATCCAGAGCCGGTCACCATTGCGTTTGCTGGTGACGATCCCCGAGACGACCCGGCTAACATCCTCCCGCTTACGCGGGAGGAATACATAAAGGGCCTACAGCAGTTCTATGGTCCTGGTTCTAAAAAATTTTCCTGAAATCCCCATAAGGCGCCTTGGCCGGTCCAGGGCTTATGAAGGGAGAACGACTAGCAAGTGCCCGATAAGACGGTAGTGATCATATCGGACATGCAGGTTCCCCTGCATGACGCCAAGGCCGTTAAGAACGTCGTTAGCTTCGTCCGGGACTTCGGCCCGGACATGCTGGTCAACGTCGGCGACGACGCCGACTGTACCGAGGTCGGGACCTGGAAAAGGGGCCTGGCCGCCGAGTACGGCGGCACCTTCCAGGACGGCCTGGACTTCACCAAGACCGTTCACAAGATGTTCCGGGCAGCCCTGGGAGACAGGCCCTACCACGTCTCCCGGTCCAACCACACAGACCGGCTCCAGACTTACATCAACCGCCATGCCCCGGCGCTGTCCCCCGTAAGGGGACTGCGCCTTGAAGACCTGCTCGGCTATGACGAGCTGGGCATCAAGTTCCACCGGGAGCCCTTCCAGATCGCCCCTGGCTGGGTGTGCGCCCACGGGGACGAGGGGAGCCTAAGCCGGATCTCAGGCCGCACAGCGGGCCTCCTGGCCGAGAAGTGGGGCGTGTCCGTCGTGTGCGGCCATTCCCACCGGGCCGGGATGAGCCTCAAGTCGTACGGCTATGCCGGCAAGGTCACTAAGACGGTGACCGGCCTGGAGACGGGTCACCTGATGGACCTTAAGAAGGCCACCTACCTGGCAGGCGGCTCCGGCGACTGGCAGCAGGCTTTCTCGATCCTGTACGTCCGGGCGGGCAGGGTAACGCCTGTTCTCGTCCCGGTTCACCCTGGCGGCAAGTTCACAGTGGAGGGAAAGGTCTATGGCTGACGCCGCCGACTTTGCCGAGTTCCTGGCTGCACCACTGGCCGAGTTCCTGGCCGACCGGATACCTAAGGCCGCGGCTAAGGCTCACAGGCGCTTCCCTCAGGTGTCCAAGCCGGACTTCGAGCAAGCCATGTGGACTAAGGCGATCGGCCGGGCAGCCCACTTCAAGAAGCTGTGGGAACGGGACAACCAGGGCGCCATCTGGGCCGAGCTGTGCCGGGAGGGGACTAAGACCGGCAAGGAAGACGATCGCTACCGCCGTGCGGTAGCGGCGGCCGAGGCAGGCTATTCGCCCTATGACATCGAGTTCTACTCGACCAGGGTCCTGGGCCGGCTCATGCCGGCCCTTGTGGAGGCTGACTTTGATACCTCCAGGGCCATGGAGAAGGCCTCAGGCGGCACGGACGCCGCGGGCATACACATCCGGTCCAGTGACCCGTTCGGGGGCTCAGAGAACTACCTGGTGATCCTTATCGACGTGGTAGCCGCCTACCGGCGGCTCCCCGAGGGAATGCAGCGGTTGCTCAAGACCTACTACAGCGTGAGCCAGGAGGACACCGAGCAAGGCCGGTGGGACCGGGAGGGACTGGCAGGGTCGATGGGGCTAACGGCGGACGCACTCCGGCAGAGGGCATTCCGGGCGCTCCAGAGGCTCCAGGACGAGCTGGGGGGTGCTGATCCCTGGCTATGACCGGGCAAACAAAAAAAGGCCCCCCGTGCGCTCGTGAGAGCGCCGGGGGGCTTACCTTTTACCTCTCCTGGCTAAGCTGTCATGCCGTAGTTGCGGGTCATCTCGCATTCCGGCTTGATGGACGACTTGGGGATGCACCAGCAGGCCGGGGTGAGCGTGTGCGGCCGGTAGGCCGTCCCGGCCCGCTGGCCTGTCAGGCAGATGGGGCACCAGCTCTCATGTGCCGGCGGCGGCCCCAGGTCGACCGTGACCACCTGGGTTACCGGGGCGACGCTCATTGCCATCCCGGCTTCCTGGGCAGTCTTGGGGCGTACTTTTCCTGGTAGGCCCAGCGGCGCATCCTGCCGCACAGCTCGTCGGCCTGCTCGAACAGCCTGGCCGCGACGGCCAGCAGGAAGAACGGGATGACGACGACGGCCACGAAGGCGCCGTAGGTGATGTGCCTTAGCCTGATCTTCACTGTCCGCGCCGCCTTACCAGGACCGGGTTAAGCGCCTTGTACTCGTCCAGAAGCTCGTCCGTGTACTGCCACTTGGGACCAGGGTCATCGGTGTTGAACGGCTCGATGATCAGCCCCGTGCAGACCGCCCTGCCGCGGACGTAGTATTCCCGCCCGTCCGCCTCCCAGATGTCGCCCACCTGGGGCGGCCAGTCCGCAGGATCGGCCAGGGTGATGGCAGACACCTGAATGCCCCGAGCGCGGAGGCCAGGAGAGTTTCCGCCTGGGAGCACCCAGGCGGTTTCGCCGATTACCTGGCTGATAACCCCGTCAAACTCGACGTGGACCCGCTGGCCCTTCTTGAATGTGCTCATGCCGCTACTCCCTCTCGCTTAGCTGCCCTCTCGGCCAGCACCTTGTTCTTAAGCGCCGTCCGGTCATAGGGCGTCAATCCGCCCCAGATGCCGTCTGTCTCGCCGTTGGCGAATGCGTAAGTGAGGCATTCCTGCCTCACCGTGCATGTCCTGCACACCTTCCTGGCCTCGGCGGCGATCTTCTTGTCCATGACGCCTTCCCTGTGATCCGGGTCGCCGTCAGCAGGGCCATACCAGAGGTCAATCCCTGTTTCCTTGTAGACGGGGCCGCAGGCCCCGTCGTCCCGCCAGCTAAGGTCATCCGCCATGCGGTTACTGGCCGGGAATCGTACTGTTGTCATCTTCTTTCCTCTCTCTTGAGCATGGAAAGAGGCGTTACCAGTGCCCCTATCGACTGACTGGTAACGCCTCTCGTGAAGCCGTCCGGTACCGCCCCGGCGTCCAGATCACATGGCCATGCAGGGCCCGTTAGTTGGCTAACGTTGACATGCGATCCGGTGAACCTTGCCCCGGCTTCGGTGGAGCTGTCCGGTACTGCCCCGGAGTCCAGCTAAGTTCCGCGTGCGGTCTTCTTAGCTGTCGAATCTTATCCAGCCCCGCAGGCTGCCAGGAGACTTGGCCGGGTCTAGCTGGGCTCGCAATGTGCCCCGGCTAGCGCTCTCCGGCTCCAGTCTCCCGGTGGCCTGATGATGCGATGTTACCACGTGCGGATCATGCCCGCACGTCTACTCGGACGGAACGAATTTCAGCCAGGCCCACACGGCCAGGCCGGGCACCATGATCAGGAGCATTGCCCCCGCGAGATACCAGTCCATTGTTTCCTCCATTCTGCCGGAACGCCGGAACAGCCCAGGTCAGGCCTGGTTTGCTGCCGGAACGGATGCCGGAACAGACCAGGCCCTCTCGAAGTCGCTCCGGTAGTAGCCCTGGACGGGTCCGCCCTCCAGGCGGACCTTCCTCGGCTCGATGCCTGCACCGCGGAGAACCGCGGCCAGTTCCCTCGGGGCCACCGCTGGCGGCCACCAGGCCGACCACGGCGAATCCGGGATCGCGTTGATTCTCTTGATCAGCTCCGCAGAGCCGATCCTGTCTCCGTCATCCCAGACGGCGTGTACGTCGCCCAGGAGCCGTGTAAGCGGCGAAATCTCCGGCTCTGCCGTGACTCCCCTGGTTAGCTCCGCATAGGCGGCCCTGATGCGCTCAGGCCAGTCCTGGCCTGCCACGTCGGCGATAGCGAACAGGGACCACCAGCAGTCTGCCTTGCGGTCCTCGCAGCCATCCGGCAGATCCGGCCAGGCCTCGCCCAGCTCCATGGCCATGCTCCCGGCCCAGTCGCCCAGTGCTTGCCCGATCGACTCCCCTTGCGGGTCGTGCAGCCGGGACAGGTAAGGCTCGATCTTCTGCTCCGGCTTACGCTGCTCCATGTAGGCCAGGATCGACCGGGACATGGTTGCCGGTGGCAGGTTCTTAAGCCCGCCGAACATGACCGGGCAGTAGATGGGCCTCTCGGCCACGTCATCGCCGCCAGCGCACTTGTCGGACACGCCCTTGAAGTTGAAGCCGTCGTTAAGCGCGGCCTGCATGGCGGGCGCCGATCGCTCGGTGCGGAAAATGCAGTCCGTCTCGTCCAGGGCCAGCGTGCGGCCCTTGTTCATCCAGCGGATGAGGACGGCCGCGCTGTAGTTGGTGAGCTTCTTAGGCTTAGCCGACAGCAGGCAGGTCATGGTCATTGCCCTGGTCTTGCCTGACTGGGGCTTGTCTGACAGGAAGCCCAGTCTCGGGTAATCCTGGAAGGCCTGGAAGACATGCGTCCCGGCCGCCCATGCCGTGCATACGTCGTAGTAGGCCAGGCTCGGCAGGATGCTGAACCGCTTGAAGAATTCAACGCCCTCGTCCAGGAGCTTAGCCCCTTCCATCGTCGTATCCATTGTTTCCTCTCTCTCTTTGCTTGCCTTAGCAGGCATAGCAAAGGCCGGGCTCACGCCCGGCCCTCACTAAACTTGCTAGAGCTGGTCTTCGATCAGGTCGGCGATCTGGCCGAACGTGCGACGGGTCCAGCCGTTCTCGCCGTCGTTAAGCTCGGCGAGGCTGACGCTCGTGTCGTCCACTTCCACATTGGGGTTGCGAGGGTTGGTGACGCCTTCCCCTTCCGGGAGCCCGGCCCACCTGACGACCGAATCGGGAAGAGTGTCCGATTTGCCGTCGTACACGATGACAGCGCTGTCATGCTCCAGCGGACGCGCCTCGATCACTCCCGCCTTGACGGCCTGTTCGCACAGGACGCCCAGGCAGCACAGCTTGCCCTCCATGTTGAGGTAGCCCCGGCCCTGCTCGAACTGGCCGGACCTGAGGTCGGCGACCCACTGAGCCTTGATCTCGGGATTCATTGGCATTGTCTTACCTCTCTCTCGTTTTGACTGCCCCTTAGCAGGCATGACAAAGGCCGCGCCGTAGCGCGGCCCTCATCAAACTTGCTCAGTTCAGTAGGCGGGGAGAACTGCATCGACCTGTCCGCGGACTATGAATCT